TTTGTACTTCCCAGTCTGTAACGCTAGTATTTGATACAGAGACATTGAAGCCCTGCTCTAAAAAGTGCAAAGCTGTACTCCTGCAATATGTATGTGCTTCTTTCAGTTTGCTAGCATCAAAATTATAATCAAAACAATTAGTAACTGCATTATATTTATAAAAATAATCATCAGCTTCTACATCAATGGTAGTTACAGCGCATTTATTTAAAATAGCTGCAACTGTACTTTTTCCAGATCCAGGTAAACCACGAATTAGAAATAGTGTAGGTTTCTCTTTATTCATTAAATTCTCCAAAATGTTTTTTTACTACTGCTACACCTTCATCAACATCAGTGTAGTGCAGCATAATGTTGGTACATTCCTGCACAATCAACTGGGCAAACTCTTCCATGTATTTGACACCACTTGGCAATCCATTCTGCTCAGGTTTGTATCCAGTCTTCTCTGTGCGACATACCTGCTGGGCCAGTTGTAGAATTCGTTCGTTCATTTTACGCTCCTTGGCACTAAGTATTAATTATAGTAGCTTTTGAACAAATTGTCATCCAGCAATAATTTTGACCTTGTGCCCCAGCAGCACTTCAATTTCGGCAACTGTCAACTGTTTAACTGGCTTGATTACTTCAGCTTCGGTAACTTGATTGCCATTCAAGAACCACGACTTGTCGCCACTAATACACTCAATAGCCGGTCCATCTTCACGATGCAGTAGTCCATTTGCCCACCACGACTTGCGACCACTAGCCCACTCAATTGCTGGTCCATCTTCACGATGCAGTAGTCCATTAAAGTACCATACCTTGTCGCCATCAGTATACTCAACTGCTGGTCCATGTGTACGATGCAGTTTTCCATTAAACCACCACGACTTGCCGCCACTAGTATACTCAATTGCCGGTCCATCTTCACGATGTAGTTTTCCATTCAAGTACCACTCGGTTTTGTCTGCGCTAACTTGTACGGTGTATTCGATCATTTTGGTTTCCTTGTTTCTGTTTAAGTGACAATTATAGCAGCTTTTGGACGAATTGTTCTATCATATAATTATTAACATCACCAATCTTACCGGCAGTATTAATTACAAAAACCTGTTCAGCAAGTTTTTTCATCATGCGTAATAAACCTTTATTTAAATATCCACACTAGTAACCCAATTATATAGATAGCAGCAGATGCAGCTTCAACTAAAATCAAAGCGTTGTCTTTGTAATTAAATCCAACGATGCACCACATCATACCACCAATTGCACCAAAGATTAGATTCAATGGAAAAATATTTAGTGCAGTAAGTACCATACCAATCATATAGAATAATGTACCAGACCATCTTAGCATTATCTATCCAATGCCCTTAATTCAGCTTCTAATTTATTTCGCTTGATCTCTTTTAGTTTTGAATCGGTTTCAGATTTGGTCTTAGTATACCATTCCACAATGGCGTCTAAACCGCCTTCTACTTCTTCTGGTTTAAAATATAACGTACTATTTGAAATGTCATAGAAATAATACTTAATATTTTTACATTTATCTTTCAACTCTTTACTTGCAAATTCGTACATATCTTCGTCGAATAAATCAAAGCGGTTCAGGTAAACACCAATTAGCCCTAACTCACAAGGTTCATTTTCTGGGTAATTAGGGGGGCGACCACAATGCCAATTAATGCCCCAACTAAAATAGACTCCTTTATAACCAGACGCAACCTTAAAAAAAGTATCGCCAGTTTGTTCATCTTGAATAATCTGCTTTTCGAATAAAGGTAATTTCTGTGCAAAAGCTGTTACTTTCTGATAAGCTTCCAGCTTAATTTTAATTCGTTCTTGTAGCTCAGGGTGTATTTCTTTCATAATGTTTTCTTTATTTATAGTAAACTTTTTGTATTTCGACTGCATTGTCTTGCAAGTATTGTACACCAGAATTGTCTCTATATTCATCCCTGTAGAAGAACTTTTTGATGCCAGAGTCTACAATGTCAATTGCACAGAAGTTACAGCAAGCGTGTGTGCAGAACATTGTAGCACCAACTGCACTTTGATTACTACGTACAAGCCCCATTAGAGCGTTCTTTTCACTGTGACGTACCCTAGGGTCAGTAGTACCGTCTTGCAGCTGATTAGGGTCGTTTATGTGCTCTGCATGTGCATTGTAACCACAAGATATGATACGGTTGTCTTTTACGATAACAGATCCTACTCTTAACCTTTTGTCATTACTACAATGCGAGAAAGCTTCTGCGCATTTCATATAAGCTTGAATGTGCTTAGACTTCATATTCTTTTACTCCGTTTTCAGTTGTATATCTTACAAGTTTAACTCCAAAACCTTTTAGCATAGCTTGGCAAGTTAGGCAAGGTTTAGCTAAGGCAAGATCACCATTATCGTGAAAACGCTGTACCAGTATGCTATGAATATCTTTACGTCCGCATTGTAGCACAGCGGCTAACTCAGCGTGCATAAAGATCTTTTCTTTAGCTTCACCTGCTTTAACCGCAAAGTGCAGCATCAATGGATGGGACTTGTAATAATTATTAGTTCCTGCGCCTAGAATTTTACCTTTACGATCAAAGCATGTTGCAACAATAGTGTAGCGTTTTCTATCAGACATGTTAGCGAAGTTTTTTAAGTTTACGTTGAATTTGTTCAAGACACCGCATTGAGGTTTTAATTTTTCTTTGGTGAGAACGTAGGTGGTTTAAGCCCTTGAAAGTTGTAGCTGAAGTTGAGTCCTCTGGGTCACACAAAAGCCAAGAACTCTGAATACTAGTATTTAGTTCTGCTAAGTGACTATGAGCTAAATTCAGTATAGAAGTATTAAGGTCTGTCAGGAATTGTAGTTCCTTTTTTGTAAGTGCCCCAGGGTCTTTAATTTTACTAATACTCTTATTAGCCTTTAATAGCACAGACTCTTGGACTGGTAGACCTAGCATAGCTCGTTCAGCTTTTTGCCAGGCAATCTCTGCCAAGTTGAGATCGACCCCAGCTAGGCCCATCTTGTTAGCCATGTGTAAAAACTCACTTGTAAAAATCATAAAAAGTTCCTTTCGTTAAAGTTTAAGGCTTGATCTTAGCACAAGAATTTGCATTTGCAACAAACAACTGTAAAAATTATCTTACAAAAAAGTACTTGACAAGATATGATAAACTGCTACAATCCCAAACGGGACGAGGGACGGAGGGACAAGTGAAGGGTGACAAGCTCGGGGTTCATCGCTGAAGTTCATAACTGAAGTATAACTGCAGTTTAACATGAGTTGAGCATAAGTTAGTACTTTATTATTAGTTTTATAAATTTAACTCATTAACGTAAAGGGTAAGTATGAAATATTCTAAAAGTAAACCTGTAGTGCACTATAAAGGTGAAGCCAGTTTCTTCTATCACAGTGAAGACTCTAATGTGCTTGTAGCAAAATTAGCTTTTGTAACAGATCACCCTAAGTTGGGTAGTTGCTACAATGTAAGAACTAGTGCAGTGATGGACGTTAGAAATGATGGTACAATTGAAACTAGAAACACAATCTACAAACCAGTGCCAGCTGATCCCCGTTAGTTGGATCTATTTTATAACTAGGACTACATGAAATGCAAGAAATGCAAGATAACATGCAAGAACACATATTACGTAATGCAATAATTACGCCAGATGGTACTTACCTAGAGAGCTTTCATAGGCATGACTATAAGAGTCATCAGGATAGCTTAACAGGAGAACTTTACATGGTAGACGGAGGATATGACTACATACGTAGATCAGTCAACAAAGTGCCTGCACAGGACTTGACCGTAACAACTTTAGATCCGTTTACTTTACAACGACGTGCTTTTACCTGGGGATCTTATGGTAAAATGCAGGATCAAGAGAAGCACTATATTTTTCTGTGTGATCTGTCGGAAGAGCATATTTGTGCTATACTTAGAACTCAAGATAGACTCAAGGGTACTTACGTAGAGGTACTTCTAGAGAAAGAATTGGTTTACCGTAAAGGAGAAATTTAATGTCAGATGTTGAGAAATTTTGGGCTGCTGCTTCTGTTAAATTTGGTACAACTCGTACTTGTCACGAGCTATCACCACGAGAGCAAATTCGTTTCGTAGTGGGAATTAATATCTTAATGGAGATACTATCAAAATGAAATTTCCTGCACTAATTTGGCAATCACCTTCTATGTTCTACTACGCAGGCTTATACCTAAAGATTGGAAATAAAAGGTATCGTATATTTAAAGTAGGAAACAAATAATGACAATCCCAGAAGGTTTTAAACCTCAGCTTGCAATCGAGCATAGCAAAGTTAAGATGGTTCCTAAAGAAATGTATATGTCAGAAAAACTAGACGGCATACGCTGTCTTATATTTTCAGGTGTAGCGTATTCTCGCAGTCTAAAACCAATACCAAATAAAAGCATTCAAGCTTATGTAAAAATGCATGCTGAATTGTTAGAAGGATTAGATGGAGAACTGATTGTAGGTGATAAGAATGCACCGGACGTGTTTAACAAAAGTACTTCAGGTGTTATGCGTATCGAAGGAGAACCTGATTTTACTCTCTGGGTTTTTGATTACTGGACTCAACTAAGGCCATGGTACTGGAGATACATAGAGTTAAATCAAATTCAAAGCTACTATGGATTTCCAGATAGGGTAAAAGTTCTAGAGCACTTTCAGGTTTACACTCAAGAAAATATTGACGAGTTTGAGGGTAAAATGCTTGCTCAAGGTGCAGAGGGTATCATGCTTAGAGATACAAATGGTTACTATAAGAATGGTCGCTCTGGTACTAAGAATCCTGAGTTGCAGAAGGTCAAACGCTTTGTTGATGCAGAATTTGAAATTATAGGTTGGGAGCCTAAGTACCATAATTCAAACGAAGCGAAGACAAATGAATTAGGCCGCACAGAGCGATCTACAGCTAAAGATGGTATGGTAGCATTAGATACAATGGGAGCGTTGATTCTACGTGACTCTAAAGGGTATGTATTCAATTGTGGGAGTGGTATGACTGATGCAATCCGAGAAGACCTATGGAACCGCAGAGAAGCATTGATGGGTCAGCTAGCTAAGGTAAAATATTTCGACGTTGGGACTGGGTACTCAGTACCGAGATTTCCTGTACTAGTTGGTATCCGGCATAAAGATGATATCGGTTAATTTGACGGAACAAAAAAGGACAACAAAATGCAAGAACGTAAATTAGCAACTATCCGTAAAATTGATGCAATTGATCCTATTGAGGGTGCAGATGCAATTGAAGTAGCTACTGTAGATGGCTGGAAAGTTGTAGTAAAGAAGGGCGAATTTAAGGCTAACACTTATGCTATTTTCTGTGAGATTGATTCATGGATACCACATGAGCTTGCACCATTCCTAACTAAAGTGCATAAAGAACCACAAGTATTTGAGGGTATCAAAGGTGAAAGACTACGTACAGTTAAATTACGTGGCCAAATTAGTCAAGGTCTTCTTCTTCATATTGGTTTTTTAGATGAATGGACAGTAGGGGATGATGTTACAGAGCACCTTGGTATTATAAAGTGGGAACGGCCTATTAGCGCACAGTTAGCTGGCATGGCACGAGGTAATTTTCCCCTAGAAGTACCGAAGACTTATCAAGAGCGGATTCAGAATTTGGGGCGTTCAGATTCGTTTGAGCGTATTCAGGAAGATAATTGGAGCGTGACAGAAAAACTAGACGGTGCCTCATGTACGTTTTATTTGGACATAAATGCTGATTTTCATGTTTGTTCTCGCAATCTGGACTTAAAAGAAGATGAAACAAATACATACTGGAGGTTAGCAAATAAGTTTAAGATTGAAGATATTATGCGTAGGAACTTTATGCTAGGTATCGCTATTCAAGGTGAGATGATTGGTTTAGGTATTCAAGGCAATCAGTATAAAAATAGATTAGATTTCTATATTTACGATATTTATAATACAAAGATTAATCAATATCTCCTTCCTGTCCAACTTAAAGCAGCTTGTGCTAAACTTGGCTTGTCGCATGTACCTATTATATCTGAGAATACTACACTGCAGGCTACTACAATTGCACAACTAATCGAAGAAGCTGAAGGTAAATCTGTGCTTAACGGCAGTAGTCGTGAAGGTCTAGTATATAAAAGTAACACAGTACATGATCGTTCTTGGAAATGCGTTAGCAATTCTTGGTTACTTAAAAATGAATAGGAGTTAGTTTGGCTGCATTTATTAGACACACAAGTTGCCCCAAGTGTAATAGCAAAGATAATCTAGCTGTTTACGCTGATGGTAGTTATTTTTGCTTTAGTTACTGTGGGTATAAATCGGTAAGCGAAGATTTCAAAGAAGCAAATAAAAAGAGTATTATTAAAGTTCGCTCTAGCATTAAAAAGGAAATAGAAAATATGGAAGTTAAACCTAGTAGTAAACCTGCAATGACACCAGAAGAAAATGCAGAAATTAAATCTGAAACTTCTGTTAAGGCAAAAGGCTTTAGGGGTATTTCTGATGGCACATATTCAAAATTTGGTGTTCGTCATGCATTTGCAGAAGATACTGGAAAGGTAATTGAACAATACTATCCTTGTACTCAAGATGGACAGCTCGTTGGATATAAGGTTCGTGAAGTGCCTAAAAACTTCTACTCAAGGGGTCGAACAGGAGCAGACTGTGAATTATTCATGCAGTTCAGGTTCAATCGTGGTGGTAAGTATGTAGTCATTACAGAAGGTGAAGTTGATGCTTTATCTGCATACAATATGTTATCTGATTACAATAAGAGTAAAGGATGGGATTTTGAAACTGCTGTTGTTTCTCCTACTACTGGAGCTGGTTCATATAAACAGATTGCGGGTCAGTATAAGTTCTTTGATTCTTTCGATAACATTATTATTGCATACGATAATGACAAGGCAGGACAAAAGGCAACAGATCGACTTCTTAAAGTACTACCAAAAGGAAAAGTAAAGATTATGCCTATGCGTTTTAAAGACGCTAACGAATATTTAGATCAAAACGCATCTTCTTCTTTTGTGAGTGATTTCTATAGTGCTAAAAAGCAAGTACCTGTTGGTGTTCTTGCTTCTAGTAAGTTATACGAACGAATCATGGGTCAGTCTGCAGTATCTAAGATACCTTTTCCTCCTTTTATGCAGAAGCTTAACGAGTTGTTTGTAGGTGGTATGCCATTAGGACACATTGTAAATATTGCTGCAGATACAGGCGTGGGTAAAACAACTCTCGTAAATGAATTAATTTATTATTGGATTTTTAATTCACCGCATACTGTAGGGATTGTTTCAATGGAATTAGATGCAGGGCAGTATGGTGAAGTATTATTGTCTAGGCACTTAGAAAGAAAGATTGCTCTTATTGAAAGTCAAGAAGAAAAGATCGCCTATCTCAGTAGTCCGCATGTAGTTGAAAAGGCCAGAGAACTTACAATTAAAGAAGATGGAGACTCTCGCTTTTATCTTTTAGATAATCGTGACGGTACAATTGAAGAGATCCAGGATACGGTTGAAGAACTTGTGTCTGCTTGTGGGGCTAAGGTAATTGTTTTAGATCCACTACAGGACATCCTAGACGGCCTGAGTAACGAAGATCAAGCGGACTTTATGAAGTGGGCCAAAGGCTTTATCAAAAGTCACGGAATTACTTTCATCTTCATCAATCACATGAGAAAGACACCTGCAGGTCAAAATGGAGCAGATAGTGAGCAGAACATTATGGGGTCCAGTACAATTATTAAATCATCATCTGCAAATATTCTGCTTAAACGTGATAAGATGTCTGAAAGTGAAATTTTAAGAAATAGCACAGATATCATTGTTACTAAGAACCGTATCTGTGGTCTGACTGGTTCCGCTGGCTCTATTTACTACGACAATGCTACACATACCCTACACAGCCTAGAGGAATGGCTAAGTATTCATTAATAGTTGACCAAAGCCTTGAGTTGTGATAGACTTGGGGCTTGTTTATTTGGAAGGAATACATGCGTTACATCATTGACATCGAGAGTACAAACCTACTACAAAATGGTTTGGATTACTCTACTATGCCTTACACTTTAAAACCAGAGTATAAAGTTTGGTGCGTAGTTGTGCGTAATATTGACACAAATGAAGTGCAATCACTGGTAAAAGAAGAGATCACTTACGAGAATTTGAGTAGTATTTTAGAGGATTGTACCGAGCTTATCGGGCATAATATTGTAGCTTTTGACTTACCTGTTCTTATGCTCTATGGTGCATTAGACTATAGCGTAGGGTATCCAGATCAGAGTAGTAAACTCTTTGGTAAACCTGTAACTATTACAGATACACTTCTGTGGTCCAAACTTTTAAATGCAGATAGACTTGGAGGTCATAGCCTAGATGCCTGGGGCAAACGTTTAGGAAACACAAAGGTGCACTTTAAGGAATGGGATCGTTTCTCTCAAGAAATGCTGGACTATTGCATTCAAGACACTAGCGTAAACCATTCAGTACTTACTGAAATTATTAAAGAGCAAGGTAAGACTGCTTGGAAAAGACCATATAGTATGGAGGTAAAACTAACCGACCTTACTCTACGACAGGAACTATTCGGTTTTGACTTTAACGTAGAACTTGCACATAAAAACGTAGCTGAACTGTCTGGTTTTATGCAAGGTATTGCAAAGACCGTTGATCCTCTATTGCCTAAGAAACGCATGACACAGGGCAACGCAAGTTTCTACCAGTTACCAAAGATCCGTTTCAAAAAGAATGGTGAAGTATCCTCTAATCTCACTAAGTTCTGTGAGAAGCTGGGTGCTGTACTAGCAGAAGACCACCAAAGTATTTTATATGATAATAAAACATTTCCTATAACCACAGAAGTACCTCTCAAAAGTGAAGAGGATGCAGACATTGAAGATATTGACGTAGTTAAAAGTTACTTGCTATCTTTAGGTTGGATTCCATCGGAAGTAAAAGAGCGTGATATCGTAAAGAAAACAGATAAAAGTCTAAGAGATTATGACGGTATCATTGAAGCCATTGATCGGTATGTAAAGCAAACAGAGAACTCTGTATTTCGTGAGTTGCGCTTAGACTTCTTAGGTGTAGGTATGGAGAATCTTCGTGCATTTCTTATCAAGAAGATTAACGGTACAAAACCTATTTACTTACCAACTACACCTCGATTAACTGTAGGTATAGAAAAAGAGATATGTCCTAATCTTATTGCACTTGGTGAGAAAGCTGATTTTGTAAAAGATGTAGTGCATTACTATACCTACAGGCACCGAAAGAACTCTATCTCTGGTGGTGCATTAGATGAAGATGGTGAGCCAATGACAGGCTTTCTAAGCGCAGTGCGTGAAGATGGTCGAGTACCTACACCTGCAGATACTTTAGGTGCAAACACTGGAAGATACCGCCATAAGATTGTCTGTAATGTACCAAGGGTTACTTCTATCTACGGAGAAAAGATGCGTAGTTTATTTGGGAGTGGTAAAGGCTTGTGGCAACTTGGGTATGACTTTGCTTCACTAGAAGCTAGGGTGATGGGACACTATGTACTTCCTTATACTGATGGTGTAAATCTTGCAGAGGCACTAGTTGCAGAAAAACCTAATGATATTCATAGTATTAATGCACGTAAACTAGGGATTGATCGTAACTCTGCCAAAAGTTTTTCATATTCTGCGATTTACGGCGCTCAACCTAAAAAATTATCTAAGATGCTAGGCATCAGCGAAGCAGAGGGTCAAGTGCTATTTAAAGACTATTGGGATGCTGTACCTGCACTAAAGGAATTAAAAGAACGTGTAGAACAAAGATGGGAGGCCAGCGGCAAGAAGAACATTCCAGGTATTGACGGTAGGTTGCTATCAACCCGAAGTAAGCACAGTCTTATTAATGTACTATTTCAATCTGGTGGTGCTATTGCAGCTAAGTGGTCTGCTGTGCGTCTAGCTCAAGCAATGGAAGATGAAGGTATCTTAGGTGATCCTTTTAAGCATAGTAAAAAAGATGTTAAAGTCTGGTGGTTGATCCACATGCACGATGAACAACAGATGGCATGTCATCCGAGCCTACTAAAGATTAAATCTTTCGAGTCTGAAGAAGAAGCTAAAGAATTTTGCAAGTTAAATGCAGGTTGTAGCGCTATCGGTCACGGTTCAAAGGGTGCTTACGTAGGTTTAAAGACCTTACCCGTAGATTGCATTGAGAAAGGTATCAAACAAGCTTGTAATGAATTGAAACTCCGTGTAGACTTAGGCTTTGAGTACATTCCCGGCGCAAATTGGGGTCAATGCCACTAACGTAAACGCATCAATGCTATAATTCAGGAGGACATGACTTACACCTACAAATACAATGAAGAATATGGTACACTACAGCAAATAGACGAAAATAGTGTACTAAAATCTAGCCTGAGTATGCCAAAAAGTGATCTCAGTAGCATTGCTCAGTTGAACATAAAAGAAAATATTTTACGGAAAGTTGTCCCAGATGTGAAAATTACTGTATAATCTCTTTAGTTGGCTTGATCACCAACAACTCATAGCTGAGATTGAGCTTCTATCGGGTGCAAAGCCCGTCCAAATTTACGGCGTTCGTTCAAAGGACAGGACAAAATTCTTCTAAAATTTTTATGGGGGTTCGATTCCTCTACGCCGTACCAGTTATGCAACTGTAGCTCAGTGGTAGAGCAGGAACCGACTCATGGCGAAGGGCCAAATGCAGTCGGGTAAACTAAGCCGTTGGTTCGAGTCCAACCAGTTGCAGCAGTAAATTAGTCCCGGTAAGCCTGTTGCTTGTATCCCTAAAGTTAGCGGCTCAAACCACCGAATCGGGTGCAATCCCCGTTAACCTCTAAGTGCAAACTTAGAATTGTAAAAATACAGTAGTGATTTGCGATACTACGTAGGATTTCTAGCATGAGGACTGTCGTCCAAAAAGCGCAACGATAAATAGAGAGAAATTCTCTTACGGGAGCAAAAAGACACTATAATGCTGCTTAGGGGCAGTTGTTATAGTTCAGTATATTTCAGGTTGGACAGTATTCGCGGTACTGTTATTTGGGATGGCGATTCAGTGTTTGTTCACTGAGGGGTACCATCTAAGATACGGAATATACTGAACTATAATTGTGACAGTAGCTCAACGGAAGAGCAGGGTACTCATAATGCCTTGGTCGTGGGTTCAACTCCCACCTGTCGCACCAAATAAAGGAGTAGTATGCAAAACTTATTGATAGGTTCTAGGGCTTTAGATTATTGGAATAAAAACCTCCAGATAAGTTCTAATACAGATTGGGACATAATTAGTGATAAGCCTATTGAAGGTGCTGAGTGGCACGATAGTAAGTTTCTAAACAATGCAGAGTTTGAACAATTTACGAATAGCAGTGATGTTGTTGAATTTAACAATAACAAGGTTAGTGTTGTAAATCTTTTTGGCTTGTCAATTATTAAAAGAAGTCATCTATGGCGTAGTCTGAGTTTTCAAAAGCACATTACACATTACCATAAGTACCTGACAAATTTTAAACGCAAGCAATATAATTCATATATGGAACAAATATTGCAAGAACGTATTTCACTTACAATGCAAGCATATCCACAAGCACATCCAAGGTTAAACAAAAGAGTAGATGAATTTTTTGACGACTATGTTACAAAAAAATATAATCATGACTATTTGCACGAACTAGTCGCTTACTATGATAAACCACTGTATACTCGTATGCAACACAATCCAGACAGAGCTTGGTGCGATAAAGATCTCTGGAATGATCTAGTACTGGAAGATAAAACAAAATGCATCGCTGAAGAAGTACAAGTAATTGCAATTGAAAGATTCTTGGTGCCAAACGATTGGAAGTACTCTGTAAGACTTGCATATATAAAATCTTTGGATAAAGTATGTACTACTCTATGCAGTGGTTGGTTTCGTGATCACGCGATTGACTACTATCCAGAAGTTTTAGCTTTATGTGATACACTAAGAATTGACAAGATTAGAAAGGAACTTGAACTTCAATATACTGACTTAATTTAAATGTCAACGTTTAATAAAATTTATACATAAAAAAAAAGGAAATATAATGCTAAATAATAAAGTAATTGAAATGCTAAATAACGCTGATAATTACGTTCTAAAAGAAATGTATGGTCGGGCTTTTAATTGTAACTCTGCTGCATACAATAGTGAAGATACTAAAGCTTTTAAGTTAAAATTAAGGGCTGAAAATATTGCTGTATTGTTAGAAGCTGCACATGGCGGCGAAGGTGAAGGTGAGGAATACTGGACAGTATACTCCTTTACTAGAGGACTTGAAGTAGTATTTATTAAGCTAGATGGTTATTACCTATCCTATGACGGCTGTACTTACGAACAATTCTACGAAGTCTATGCCAAGGAGAAATCTGTAACAGTATACGAACATAAAGCTTGACTTATTTTTGCAAATTTGTTATAATTTAATTTACAATTTATCTTAATTGTACTAGTCCATCTAATATGGGCGGCTATTGACATTAACCGCTCTAATATGATCTAATATAGTCCACAACCTAAACATCCTTGAAAGGGAAATAAATGAACAAACTAACTGGAACTCTTCTTTACGTGCAATTGAATAAGCCAACAAAAGCTTTTTTTAAACCAGGAGACGATAAAAAACCAGATGAATGGAAAGCATCTGTAGCGATTGTAGATGAAGACATTATTGATGAATTTGAAGACTATTGCAAAACTGTAGATGCAAAAGTATCTGTAAAGAAGGTAAAAAGTACAGAGTTCAAAGCTACTTATAAAGTAGATGCACCAGAAGGCGCAGGTAAAAATCTGTGGGTTGTTACTTTCCGTAAATCCACTGAGCTAGGAAAAACTGGCCGTGCAGTCCCCGATCAGTACAAGCCAAAAGTATTCGAGAAGATTAAAGACATTTTAGTTGACGTAACAAATACGAAACTACCTGCAAATGGATCTATTGGTTCAATTAGTATTGATGAATTTACACGCGATAATGGAACAAGTTCAATGTACTTAAAGAATGTTCTTGTTACTAAAATGATTGAATATGTACAGGAAGAGTCTGAAGTATATATTCCAGGTAACGAGTTTAGCGAAGAAGTCCACGAAGTAGCGGCAATTGAAAAGACCCAAGTAAAAAATAAACCTGTGACAACACCTGTGGTTAAAGCTAAAGCTAAAGCTAAGGTTGAAACCGAAGATTTTGAAGATGATATCCCATTCTGATAGAAAAGTAAATAATGAATAAACCTCCTATGAAAGTGCTAAGTAGCCTAGTTGTAGTATTCCTGGTAATTCTATGTCTTATTTTTATACCTCTAATTACAATCTGGGCACTAAATACACTATTTCCTATTCTAGCCATCCCATATTCATTTTATAGCTGGTTAGCTGTAATTGTTATGAATGCAACGTGGTTGTACAAACCTTCTTTTAAAAGGACTTAATATGCAAAATCAAAATAGTACTCCAAGTACCCTTCAAAGTAAAGAGGCAATTGCTCGCCTAGTAAAGCTTTATACGCAAGAACAATCTCTTGGTGAGGAAATCAAGGAAGTTAAAGATACATGTAAAGCTGCAGGCTTTGATCCTTCTGTGCTAAGTGCAGTAGCTAAAGCTATCGTAAAAGATGGCGTAGATAAACTAGTAGAAAAATCAGAGCTTACTTTAGAAGCTGTTCTGGTAGCACGTAGCTAACTTATTAACCCTTCGGTCGAAAGCTGAAGGGTTTTTCTTTAAGGAGAACTATGACGGAAAGAATTCTAATTATTGACGCTGACCTTATTGCTTATAGATATGCAGCTGCTAATGAAACTAGAAGTATTAATGCCAAGCATTTAAAATCAGGTAAAGAAAAAGTATTTAAGAATAGAACTGAATTAAAGACCTTGCTAAAAGAAAAAGGCTTTGAGTTTAATCCGGATGCTTATTCTATTCAGGATGTTCAGACAGCTTCTTCTATCACCTTTGCATTGCGCAACGTGAATGGTCTTATTAAGCGTTTAACAGAGCATACGTGGGCTGATAAGGTTGAGCTATATCTTGGATCTGGGAAAACATTTAGACACGACCTACCTCTACCTGTGGCATATAAAAACAATAGATCAGATTTGTTAAAACCATTACAATTACAAAATGTAAGACGCTATATGCAAGTAAAGCACAAAGCTGTGCTTATCCGGCACATAGAAGCAGATGATATGTTGAGTATACGTGCTTACGAAGAGTTAGCTAAGGGTAACTATCCTATTATTGTTTCTGCAGATAAGGATTCGCAACAGTCCCAGGGTATAGAAGTATTAGACTTTACGAAAGACGATTGGCAAGGAAATGTTATTCCTGTAATTGGATCTCTAAGGAAAGATAAATCCGATATTAAAGGGGATGGTCTGAAGTTTTTAGCCTTTCAAGTATTAGCTGGAGATAAAGCAGATACCTACAAGGGTTATGAATTATCTCAAGTAAAGTACGGACCTGTAAAAGCTATGAAAGCCCTAGATAGTGCAAATACAGAGCAAGAAATTTTACAGGTATTAATAAGTGAATTTAAACTTTTGTATCCAGATCCATTTACTTATTTTGACTGCCACAGTGTAGAACACACAGAAGTAGATTGGTT